TGAGCCCACCTTAAATGTCTCTACGCACTCATATCTTGCAAGGTAATAGTTTTCATTTGGTTTTAATCCGATTTCTCTTGGTAATAAAAAATCCTCCGTACCTAAATATAGTACAGGTGATTTTGCTTTATTAAAACGACCTTTAGTAACCACTTCTTGCGGTGGTAACCACCATTCATTTTCATCTTCTAATGGTCGTCCCTCGTCTTTTCTAGCTCTGTAGAAAATAGTACCTTTAGGAACTATCATATCATCGCCTAATACCGATAATTTTTCACACAGACTTAATCCAAAAAACATAGTTACAAATTCATCCAACGATTTGCAATTTATTAATTTTTCTATATATTTATTATGCATATAATAATCCCCCCTTATCCAATCTATTTATCCGAAATATTGCTGCATTAAACTATTAAATAAAATCTGTGTCTCATCAAGTGCCTTTTGTACCACAACTTTTGATTTGTCGACTTGCTTAACGAAATCAGAGAACTCCATTTGCAATTCAATTGGCGGGACTGGAATTATTAAAGTCCCCAAAATCTGTTGATTTAGATTTTGAATATTTGCGCCTCTCCCAGCCATCTTTTTTCTTATTGAATCCGCCTTTAAAACTCTTAATAAATAAGGGATTGTAACCGCATTATCATACTTTCTATATCTTATACAGAATCCACTAAAAGTAGTCGGAATATCCCCTGGATAAACCGCAACACTCCTTCCCACCAATGCTTTATTTCCATTTGAGCGGACAAATACAATATCATCATCTTTTAACAAGTATTCTTCAGATGGCATCTCATTCAGCGATACTGTTGGGAGTTGTTCAGTATTATCTATTACTGATAAATCCTTAAAATCGCCTACCCCTAAACAATTTATTTCCACTCCGCTATCATCATAATGAAAATTCATACCATTCTTACATTTTCCCATATCTAATAATGGTTTAGTTTTCCAACCTTTTTCATTTAAAACTGAATCCCCAAACATCTCGACAAATCGGGCTTTGATGAGGTCATCTAGTTTTTCTAATTCTGCTTTTCTATTAGAAATAACCTCTTGTATTAAATGCATTCTCTTAGCAATACTCACTTGTTCATCATTCGAAAATACGGGTATATCAAGTTCATCAATATGCTCATTTCTAATGTTATTAATATTAGCACCAATAGCTACTTCTGATATTTTTCGTCTGTATATAGGACTTTGAAAATAGACGCCCAAATACTCTTCAATACCTTCCTTGGGTCTAACAACCTTACAAAATGCACCAAATGTACATTCCATGTTGAGTCTTATGCTTGCTGCCTTACCCACCAAGTTTTTACTTCCACTCGAAGCACAAATAAGAATATCCCCATCTTTAAGATACTGTTCATCTGACACTTTACTTTTGTCTACATATACAACATCATCAAAATTTATTTTTCCCTCATCTATATTATTTGCTCTTAGCAATATTACAGAATTATCATCTAGCTCATTATGCAAATCTTCTGGCTTATAAGAAACACCTCTGACTTGCCTTATAAGTGTTCTTACTTTCGTTTTTTCCATCTACACCATCCCTACAAATCCGAATTTGTTTTTCCTTTCCTTTTATTTTAGCCCTCTGACCCCATAATGAATTTTTCAAGGTCTTGACATGTAATTCTATTATGTTACTATTAACCATAGTCAACTTGCGCTGGATTAAAGCTGGGTTCCTGAATAGGAGTAGGCATGTTATTGCTTAGAATCCTTTGCTCCTGGGGTTGACTATTTTCGTCAATTTAGGGTTCAATGTATTAAATATTGTGTTTGATTTCTTTTTGTCATTTTCTTCTAAGTCAAAATAGAGATATTTTTTTAATATGACATATATCTAACTCTGTTTCATTCACACAATATAAATACAATTTTATCCTCTTACAAATGCAATAAGTGCTCTAACTCATCCATCTCTTTCCCAATCTCTATTTCAATCTCACGAATATTTGCCATTATCTCCGATGTCGGCGGATACTCTACAGCAACATATTCAATCTCTTTATACTTGTTAATACTAAGATCATAAGCATTATCCACAATATCCTGTTTTGGAACCATAAATGACTTATCTGTACGTTTTCGGTCTGTCTCCTTATCCAGATTTCTAAATCTCTCAATAATATCAGGAATATCATTTTCCGAGATCGGAGCTCGTTTATCATCCAAACTGAAACCATCTGCTGTCATATCATAGAACCAAACATTATCTGTTCCGCCATGCTCCGTTTTGGTAAACACAAGAATAGCAGTTGAAACTCCGGCATATGGTTTAAATACTCCAGAAGGCATTGAAATAACAGCCTCCAACCTCTGATTTTCAACAATCTCTTTTCTTATATCCTTATGCGCTTTGGATGATCCAAATAACACACCATCCGGAACGATACATGCACATCGTCCACCTATTTTTAATATACGTATGAATAACGCAAGGAACAATAATTCTGTCTTCTTCGTCTTGCAAACTTTAAGTAAATCTCCTGATACAGATTCTGCATCAAGACTTCCTTTAAATGGCGGATTTGCTAATACCAAAGAATATTTATCCTTGTCTGTGTTTTGATCAGACAAACTATCTCTGTATTCAATAAATGGATTGTCAATTCCATGTGTCATCATATTCATTGCCCCAATGCGAAGCATTGTTCTATCCATATCATAACCATAGAACATGTGATTCATATAATGCTCTTTCTTTTGCTTATCATAGAAGATTTCTTCTCTCTTTTTTTCTTTCAGATATTCTCCTGAAGCTACCAAAAAACCAGAGGTTCCACATGCCGGATCACAAATCACTTCATCGCTTGAAGGATCCATCATCTCAACCATCATTCGAATAATATGTCTTGGCGTTCTAAACTGACCATTAAGCCCCGACTGAGCAATTTTTGATAATAGGTATTCATACACATCTCCCCGTACATCAGCAGTCTGAACTTCATTCATCATTGCATAGATTTCATCCAAAGAGTCAACTACCTTTGATAAAACAAGGGGTGTTGGTAATTTAAATATTGCATCATCCATGTATTTGGAATATGCACTATTCTTATCACTGTGCAGTGTTTTAATAAATGGGAATACCCATTCCTGCATTATAGAGTACATTCTATCTGCTGGAAAATCACGAAAGACAGACCATTTAAGCTGTGAACCGTCAATTGTTCTTTCTCCAATCTTTACTTCTTCTGAAAAAATACTCTGAAATGGAAGCCCCAGCATTGCACTCTCTTTTGCTCTTATATTATCGGAATCATCCAAATCATGAATAAACATCAGATAGGTAATCTGCTCAATCACTTCAAGAGGATTAACCAGACCTCCTGCAGCAAAAATATCCCATAAACCATCAATTTTATTTTTTAATTCACCTGTAATCATTTAATCCTCCACTCTCCACACATATTTCGTGTAGCGTCCTCCACCAATTTTTTCAATTTCTCCATTCTTTAACAAATCTGCTAAAGCTCTCTGAATAGTTGTATCACTTATATCCGGATTCATATTCAACAATTCCGCTTTTGTAATTGTCCCTATATGTTTTCTTATTATCTCACGAACACGATCTGCTTTTGACAGATTAGGATTCGTCAGCAATTCCACTCTGGATTCAAATTCCTTATATGCGTTTACAACAACTCCCAGCATATAGTTCACAAATGGTTTATAATCATTTTCATTCTCATGCCAGTTAATGGAACTATCCTGAAGAACTTCATAATAAGTTTCTTTTGATTCTTCAATAATTCTTTCAATACTTATATACTTACCAACAATAAAACCCGACTGGTAAAGCAAAAGTAAAGTAAGCAATCTACTCATACGTCCATTTCCATCATTAAACGGATGTATACATAAAAAATCTAAGATAAACATCAAACTCAAAAGCAACGGATCTGCTTCAGACTTTGCCTCATGATACGATTTACACAATTCATCAATTGAAGGTGCAGTTTCCCATGCTGGAACCGGTCTAAATCGAACACATTCATTCCCATCCGCATCTGTTTCTCGAATAATATTGTCAGAAGTCTTAAACCGTCCACCTTCTGTACTTCCCAAAAATTTATACAAATCTCTATGCAACTGCAAAATATAATTTGCATTAATTGGAATATAATCATAATTTTCGTGAATTGTATTTAACACATCTCTATATCCCGCTATCTCAGCTTCATCACGATCCCGTGGTGTAGTTTTAGCCTGAACAAGGCTTTTGATTCTGTCATCTGCGGTAAATATTCCCTCTATTCTATTTGAAGCCTCAGTACTCTGAATTTTAGCAATTTCTACTAACTCAATTAATTCATCCTTATGTGCCTCGATAAATAATCTTTGTTCCCCTTTATACTCATTGATGAGCGTGAGTTTCTTTACTATCTCAGGCGTTAGCAGTTTGCTCCACTTTTCTTTATAATTATAATCTCTCATTCAATAGCCTCACATTTTTAATTTAGTCATTATATACTCGAATAACCTAATTGATTACTTATAAAATATCATGTTTTAATTTTATCGTCAAGGTTTTCAATTTAGTCATTATTGTTTATTTTGACTAAATTATTATCTGCGTGAAGCATTTAAATTTTCAGTAACTATACAAAAACAGCCAGAATATTGGCTCCGACTGTTATCTCACCCCTTATTTCTCTCCATCTCTCTCTGAATCCAGGTCATGATCACATCCACAAGATACTCCTGCTGTATCTGGCTCAATTCCCTGCCCGGCTGTATCTTATGCCATTTTCGGATGCACTCCCTGCAGCAGGTTGCAGTTGCATGCTGTGCGATAAATACCGGATGCCCTTTCATCGGCGTCTGTTTTCCATCGTTTGGAATAACCGCCGGAGCTTCCCGCTTTGCAATAAAGTCCTGCGCATGCTGTCTTATAGTATCCAGTCCTTTTTCATTTATGTAATCAATATCCTTCTGCTTTAAATGAAAGCTGCTTCGGAACTTGGAATTACCAAGTCTCTCAAATAGCTGCTTATACCATTCCTCTTTTGTCATCAAAATTCTCCAAACTTCTTATGGCATCCTAACACCTCCTGTTAGAATGCCATCTATAAACATAAATACTATATTATTTTTCCCCATGCTCCTTCACGACCAGTCTGCCTCTTCCGCTTTCCTTCGCCTCGTATAATGCATTATCTGCTTCCTCATATAACCGGTTAAAGGTTGCTTCTGACTTAGCGATGACTGCGCCCATAGAGATGCCGGTACCTCCCTCTGCAGATTTTACTGTCAGATTTACTTTGTCAAATATCTGCTGGGCATGTTCTTTGATCGCCTTCTCCGGCACACTCTTATTGAAGAACATCATTACCGCAAATTCGTCCCCACCCATACGACTGGCAAAATCTTCATTTCGTAAAGACGCAAGCAATGTCTGGGCGACTAAAATCAGATATTTATCACCATTATGATGACCATAGGTATCATTATATTGCTTAAATTTATCAACATCTATCATGATCATCATTGCATTAAAATCACCTGATAACAGCTTCATCTCCATATCATTCCGAAAAGCCGCATGGTTCAAAAGACCCGTCAGGGAATCTGTACGATATGTATTCTCCCAATTCCGCAATCTGACTTCTGCCTTATTCTGCTCTGCATCTGTCAGGATCTTCATGGAATAAGTACTCGATACATCTGAAATAATAATCTCTGCACGATCCTGTTTAACTGCCGAATCGTAAAAGACACGTCCATAGCAAAAGACATAAATATCCTTTCCATCCTTTCGATGGAGTCTGTGTTCCTGCAATACATATGTACTCTTAGCCAGATTGGCATTTGTCCGGCACAAATATTCTGTCCGATCAGCTTCAGGGATCAGATCCATCTGATTCATGGAATTTTTTTCTACATCCTCACCGGAATAACCTGTCAGCTTCTCGAAATTATCATCCACAGACAAAATATTCCATGAATCATCCAGCAAATATCTGCTGCATTGCACTGTATGTACACAGAATGCTTCCTGAAGTGTACTGTTATCCTCCGGTTTTGCCACTTGTTTGTGTTGAGGTTTTTCCTTCTCCTGCCTGAACTTATGAACTCCCTTTACGGTATCAGAATAATTCTCTGATATCATTTGAATAAACTCGGAAACAATAAACGGATCAAATTGTGTTCCGGCGCATTTTTTTAATTCTTCAAGTGCATCGGATACAGGCATTCCATTTCTATATGGACGGTCACTTACCATCGCATCAAATGCATCAACAACAGCTATTACACGTGACAGTACCGGTATACTCTCCCTGCTCAGTCCGTCCGGATAGCCCTTTCCATCCCATCTTTCATGATGATGTCTGATTTCCTCTGCAATCTGCTTCAATTCTACATTACTGTTTGCAATATCGTAGCCCTTTTCAACATGTGAACGCATGATCTTCCATTCTTCATCGGTAAGTTTTCCCGGTTTGTTCAATATCTCCATCGGAACACCGATCTTTCCGATATCATGAAGCAGACAGAGTAGGGACAAGCGGCTTTGCTGTATATCGGATAACTCTATACGTTTACCAAGCTCTGCACCCATAATCTGTGTACGGCGAACGTGATGCTCCGTATCACTGTCACATTCCTCAAGTGCCCGTATCAGAGATACCAGCATATCCGAATGAATGGATTTGCTGTCTACTAATTTCTTTGTACGCATAGCTTTAGTTGTATTTCGAATGCTTTCAACTATACTGTGTGTCTCATCTTCTACCACACTGACTGCATACTGAATACTTCCGTCGAACTTCTCCTTAAGTTTTCCGGCACATACTGCCCGAGGATGTCAAGTCATTGCTACAAAAAATATGCGGCTTTTTTACCACGAAAATGGCTTAAAACCGCATATTTCTGTATAGAGGACGTTATATAATTGTCACAAAGTAGGTGAGGAGGATGTTATATTATTGTCACAAGGTAAGTGGGAAAATGATACGTTATTACCAGAAACCCCTATTTTTAATTTAGTTTTTCAATGACATGCATCGCATCTAGATCATAACCACATTTTGTTACATTTTTGATTTCACCAAATTGTAAGATATCTCTCACCTTATAATAATAAACTTCCTGATCCTGTTGATTAAAAAATATAAGAAGTACTTTATCAGCTACTCCTACACTTTCCCATGCTCTGATTTTGTCTACAGATATATATTTTTTTATTTTATCTCCTCCTTCAATTTTAATATCAATCATTGCTACATGACACAAGAATGTCTCTCCATTATATTCTAATTCATAAAGTAGGTCATAATCCTCGTCTACTTCTTTTACTTCTCCCACTTTTTTTAACTTTCTGACAATTAATTCATCAATTTCATTGTCAAAAGCATTCTTGGTCATACGATAATTTGCACCTTCATCCAGAATATGCTTCCATTCGTCAATGTCCTTTTCTAAAAATTCCCCATCAGATTTAAAGTTTTCTGTTTCTAATAGCTTAGCTACTATCTCCTCGTACTCTTTCAATTTTTCACGTAATTCTGTTTGTTGTGTTTCTATAGTACGGCGTCTTACTACATACGATTTTCGATTCAACTTAAATGTTCTTATGTACTCTTTTCCTTGCATTGTCAATGCTTCAATTTGACAATTCTCTGACAATTTAATATGAACATTCCATATGTCATCTTTACAAGGATCTAATAGAGTCTGAGACCATGTATCTGACTTTCCAGCTTTGCCATTACAACTAACACATGAATAATACAAATTTTCATAATCATCTTTTCCGCCCTTTGCTATTGGAAAAAAATGATCTTTTTCGAAACTTTCTGGTCCTGCTAAATCGCCTTCTCTTATTTTACAATATGCACATTTTCTATTAAAATCTTTACTTAAAAATTTTTTACATCTTGAATCATTGTATTTCAAGAATCTTTTTTTCCTTAAGAATTCTGCCATTTTTTGCTCATTTCCTCAAATATTCTTTTAGTGCTTCGATTCGTTCATCTAAATATTCCTTTTGTAATTTATAGTTATTTTCAATTTCCCTTTCATTTTTTAAAGATAAATCCCTAGATAATGCCCGTGTAAGTCTCCTAACTACATTATCTATTTCTTTTGCAAGCTCTTTCTTTTTAACAGTCTGATCAAATTCTCCTATATGATCTTCAACAAAATCTTTATTTGTTAAATATATTATATAAATTTCTGCATCCTGTTCACGTATATTCTTTAAAACATCTATTCCTGTATATTTAACAGCTTGCT